AGATACTTACATTCTGTACCAACTCCATGAAGCTATAACTTTCTTCATAGGCATTTTCCGCTCTCTGTCTATAAGTGCCTATAGTATTCACATAAGCTGATTCAAAGTGAGCAGGATCTAATTCAATATCTACTATTTGATCAGCTAGTTGTAATTTAACATATTCAAATAGATTTTGTTTGAGTGTTTCTAATGTAGATTGCGATTCCAGTGCCATAAGGACTCCTTGTCCTTATATTTAGTTGGTTACCAAGCTTTCAGTATTACTAGATTTTCATTACCCCTGCCGTTCCATTTTACTTCAGTTGCTTCAATATCTTTAAAGAATTTACGCATTGCCGGTTTGCCGCCTTTTAATAATTCTTTTAATTGCTCGGCTGGCTTTCGTAATGTCTTACTTACTGTTTGTGCTGTATCAAACGCAATTATTGCCGATCCTTTAACAGTAAACGTGCCTAAATGGCTGTCGGCTACTACGTAGACTAGTTTTCTTTTAGCCGAATCAAACAAGAATGCTTCTGAAGCTCCTACTAATTTGCTGACTGCTTCAGATTTCAAGTTAAGATCCGCAAATTCTTTGAGATATTTAAACTTTGAACTGAGTTTTTCTGGACTGACAGCTCGTTTGGCTCTGGGTTTGCGTTCAACTTTCTTGATCTGTACATAGCTGGCGCAGTCGTTGATTACAGCTTCGCAAAATTTCACGCAGTTTTTGAGTTGTAATTTGGTCAAATGGCTATAACCTTCTACCAGTTGTTCGTCTTTGCCTTCTAATACTTCATTAAATTCGTCTAATCTCAATTTCCATACTGCGGAAATGTGATTTATCATTTGTGGAGCCACGTTCATTCCACGAATCAAAGCAATAGGTTTAAAATCGGCGGTCATTTTAGCACCCGAATCTATAAAGTCATCAAATAAACCTTCTAATTCGCCAGCACATTCGCTTACTCTATCACGCAAATGATCTTGAATAGTTGTTTTTTGCTGTGTCACTTCCGCTTCACTGACTACACGTTTAATTTCTTGTTTCATCTTTAGAAGTTTAGTGATTTCTTCTTGTAGGATTAATTCCTCATCTTCAGTTAATTGCAATCCTACCAATGTCATACGACTTACCCACCCAATGGTAGGTTGTATATTGCTGTCAGCAAGTCCTCGAATTAATTTAGCGTCGCGATTTCGATTATTAAAATCTAAATAATTTGCAATCATCTCTTTGGCGTCTTTTTTACCATAGTGATAATTATACCACTGAAAGGCAGTGGCTAATTTAGAGATTCGATTGCTTGTGTCTGGTTGTATTTTCCAAACAGGTTCGGGCCCAATGTGCTTTGCTTCGGCAGTTTTGGGATTTAATGCTTTAATTGTAATTTCGTGTTTGGCCATAGTTTTAATAGTATAGTAGTAAAGTGAAGTAAAGTCAACCTAATAATACTGCAAACGTTATATAGGATTCAACATCTTCTAACATTTTGGTTGCTTGTTTTTTAATTTCCTGATATTTTGCTGTTTCTCGTTTTAATCTACGACACTCTACAGATTCTTTATTTAAATTATTGAGTTCATGATCTACATTTTTAATCATTTTTAACAAGTCAACCCTAGCTTGCTTGCTTTTGATTGCAGCTATATTTTCTACAGCTCGACTAACTCTCTCTATTAAGTTATCCATATTACTAGTAATTATACAATTTTGGTAATAATTAGTCAACCGTTTATCTGCTAAATACTTATTATGCCGTTCATTGATAACAAATATACTAGTTGGTACTACGATATTATCAATCGTGCCCAAACACGGGCATTTTTAACTAGCTATAGCGAAACACATCATATTATTCCGCGTAGTTTACAGGGAACAGACGAGCAGAATAATTTGGTTAAGCTCACTGCTCGTGAGCATTTTATAGCTCATTGGCTACTGACTAAAATGGTAAGTTCTAAAAAACACCAATATCAAATGTGGAATGCCTTTAGTTGCATGTTATATCGTGAAAAATCTGGACAAGAGCGATACAAGGTTACTGGACGAATATTCGAAAATATTAAAGTAGCTGGGTCTAAAATTAAAAGTATAAGAATGTCCGGAGCCGGCAATCCTATGTACGGAAAACAAGGGTCGAATCATCCTGCATACGGCAAAAAATGGACTGATGAACATCGCAAAAATGCTAGTGCTTCGCACAAAGGTGTTATTAGAACAGCAGAGTCAAAAGCAAAGCAAAGTGCGGCAATGAAAGGCAAAAAACAATCAGCAGAACATATTGAAAAAAGAAAATGTTCTGGTAGTAAAAACGGAAGATTTGGTTACAAAATGACGGCCGAAGAAATTGCTCACAGAACTGCCACTATGAAGAAAAATAAACTTGCTAAAAAATTAGCACAAGGAGTTACAAGTGCCTAGGTTGTCATTATATAAACCAAACAGAACCAATGATTACCAATTTTTAGATCGTACAATATCAGAAAGGTACCAAGTTGGCGGCGTGGATGTTTATGTACACAAATACATGGGACCCATTGTCGACACTAGTGATAATCCCGGAAACAGTGATGCGACTTTGCCGGTTTATACAAGCCAAAATCCCTTGTTTATAGAGGATTTACTGTTATTAGAAAATAGAGATAGAGCGTATGCGCCTGACATATACATCATGCGTATGGTATATACCAATCAAGACATTGATTTTAATCTAACACAATTTGGTCTATTTTTACAAAACGATACACTATTCTTGACCACACATTATAACGATATGATAGATAGTTTTGGACGCAAACTCATGGCGGGTGATGTTTTAGAGTTGCCTAACTTAAAGGATTATTATCCGTTAAACAGTAATATATCCAGAGCTTTGCCACGATATTATGTGATACAAGACGCCAACTATGCTTCGGAAGGTTTTAGTCAGACGTGGTTACCGCATACTTGGCGTGTCAAAGCCACTCCAATGGTCAATGCTCAAGAGTTTCAACAAATAATAAATCAACCATTGATGCCAGATAATATTTGGGATTCGGGTAATTTTTATCCTGCTGGCATGACCGTCGATAATGGTGGAAAATACTACGAAGCTACTAAAAATATACCGCCAGGAACAGATATACACGATCCTACTTACTGGGCATTAATAGAAAAACCAACCACAGTAGGCGATGTCGACTCAACTAGAAATAAAGATTTAGAGATTAATGACGCACTGTTAGTACAGGCCAATGTAGATGTGCCGCTTAGTGGATACGATAATGTATCATTTTATATTGTTCCCGGCACAGAAGATGGCTTGTTTGGTCATCAATCCAACCCCGATCAACTAGACGCACAGACTAGCCCATCTACATTTGGATATACCATGGGCTACTTAACAGGAGACGATAAGGCTCCCAATGGACTACCAGTAACACCTGGTGTGAGCTTTCCTTCACCAGCATCAAATGGAGATTATTGTTTGAGATTAGATTATTTTCCCAATAGACTGTTTAGATTTGACGGCGCTAGATGGCAGGCTATCAGTGACAATGTTAGAACTCCGTTAGATTGGGGCACAAGTAACGAAACACAGCGTAGCAGTTTTGTGAATAACCCATATACCACAAACACCAGTGATCAGGGCAATATACCTAGTAGACAAAGCCTAAGCCAGATGCTAAGACCGCAGGCCGACAATGGCAACGACGGGGGCAATTTGCCACCCAACCCACCTCCTTTAGGAAAATAATAATGGCACAGTCTTTTTTTTACGATTCTCAGATACGTAGATATTTGATACAGATAGCTAGAATGTTCAGCGGGTTTTCTGTTGAATTTGGGCGCAATGAGTCCGGGGCGGCTGGCACTGGAGATACACTTTATCGTATTCCGGTACGCTATGGTGACTCTAGTCGGCAAGCACAAACAATTATACAACAAAATTCCGCTAGCAATATGCCTAGTACTCCCTTGATGACATTTTATATTACTGGATTAGATTATGATCGTCCTCGTATGCAAAATCCCACTTATGTGGATAATAAATCTGTTCGTCAAAGAACCTATGATCAATCAACAAATACTTATGAAACCACACAGGGCAACGCTTTCACTATAGAACGCTACATGCCATCTCCGTACAAATTAAGTATCAATTTAGATATATGGACCAGTAATACCAATCAAAAGATGCAGATATTAGAGCAAATATTACCGCTGTTTAATCCTAGTCTTGAAATACAAAATACCGATAATTATTTAGACTGGACCAGCCTAAGTATGGTAGAATTGGTAAGTACCGGATGGAGTAGTCGTCAAATTCCCAGTGGCACAGAAGATCCCATAGATATATCCACGCTTAAATTCACACTGCCTATATGGTTGTCTCTACCTAGCAAAGTTAAAAAACTTGGTGTTGTTGAAACTATCATTGCCAGCATCTATGATGGATCGGGTGATTTAGTCAACGCCATAAGTAATAATGACTTGTTACTGGGCACACGTCAGTACATAACTCCTTACAATTATCAATCAGTATTAATAGGCAATAAAATACAGTTGTTGGCACACTCGGCTGTGGTAAATGAATCTAATTATCAGCTGGCTCCGCCTGATCCTGTTGCAAACAGTAATATAGAATGGTTGCCTTTAATAGAACTATACGGTGTACTGCGACCGGGCATTAGTCTTATAGCACTGACCCAAGAAGATGAATCACAGGTATACGGCACAGTAGCTTATGATCCTACTGACCCTAGATATTTGCTGTTTTCAGTTGTGCAGGAATCTGTACCATCTAATACTTTACCCGCAGTGAATGCAGTTATTAATCCGTTGGTCAGTGGTCCTGGACAAGGTTTGCCGGCAGCTGAGTCAGGGCAGAGCTATCTCTTCACCGAAGCCACTGGCAGTCAAAATGGGTATGCTGCCGCTTGGGCAGGAGTTGATGGGCAAATTTTAGTAGCTCGACCCAATGACATAGTGACCTACGATGGTACACGCTGGTTAATTTCTTTTGACAGCGCATCAAGTCCT